CTAATCTTTAGAGCTGTATCTAAAGGTGCTCGTCAAGCCAGCCCTATCACAAAGTCTAACTTTGTAGAACCTGGTGGAACACAGATCCAAGTTGGAGCTGGTTCTAATGCTGATGACGCATTAACCGCATCTACTCTAGTAACTGCTTTCTATGATGCAGCTGCTGCTCTTGACGAAAAGGGCGTGAGTGGTGATGGTCGGGTTGCCGTACTTAACCCACGTCAGTACTATGCACTTATCAAAGATTGTGCAAACAACAACTTGATCAACAGAGATGTACAAGGTACAGCTTTACAAAGTGGTACAGGTGTTCTTGAGATTGCAGGTATTCATATCTACAAATCAATGAACGTACCATTCTTCAGCAAGTACGGTACGAAGTATGCTCCTAACTCAGGTGCAGCAGCAGGTACTGACCTTGATACAGTAAATCCTGGAAACACAGGTTCATTCGTTGACGTAGCTACTGAAGACGCACGTGCTTCTGTAGATGGTATCAACAACAACTACGGTAACGCTACCGACTATGCTAACTCTTGTGGACTTATATTCCAAAGAGAAGGTGCAGGTGTTGTTGAAGCAATGGGACCATCAGTTCAGGTAACAAGCGGAGATATAAACGTAATCTACCAAGGTGATGTAATTCTTGGAAGACTCGCTATGGGAGCCGACTTCCTTAATCCAGCAGCTTGTGTTGAACTGTTCGCAGGTACAACTACTAAGCCAGCAGGATTTGGTACTACATACCCAGCTAACGCTTAATTTAAACATTTATATAGGGGCTTCGGCCCCTTTTTTATTCTTATGGCAAACATATCATATGGAGCGTCCACCGAACTGGATGCAGTAAACTCTATATTGATGAGTGTTGGAGAGTCACCTGTTAATACCTTAAGTGTACAAAGCCCTGAAGTGGCTATTGCACAGAAAACTCTGCAGCAAGTCTGCCGTGAGATATTAGCGGAAGGTTGGAAATTCAATACTGAAACACAATATCCTATTACATTAGATTCAAACAAGCATTGTATTGTTCCTGATAATGTACTACAAATAGACCTTAATAGATACCGCCACCCCGATGCATTTGATACTGTAAGGAAAGAACACAACGGTATTAAAAAGTTATATGATTTACATGATCATACTTTTGAATTTACAAATGCAAACAATAATAAAATATATGTTGACTTAATATGGATGGTCAACTTCAATGATATACCTCAAGTATTTCAAGATTACATAACCGTTAGAGCCTCAAGGATCGCTTCCAACCGTATGGTAAACAACCCAGAAGCAGCAGAACTTATCTCAGCAGACGAAGCCCAAGCAAGGGCTGTGGCGTTGGAGTATGATACTGCTCAAGGTGATTATAATATCTTCAATAACCAAGAAGGTAGAACTAATGCTAGCACTGTTTACCGACCATACCAAGTACTACAGAGAAGGTAATGGCAGCAATTAATCAACGTATTCCTAACTTTCTAGGGGGAGTATCTCAACAACCAGACACAATTAAATTTCCTGGACAGCTCAGAGTATGTGATAATGCTGTACCTGACGTGACTTTCGGGTTGATGAAACGACCTCCTGGGGAGTTTGTTAAAAAACTAACCAATGTTAATGCAGATGGTTATTGGTATGAAATAATCAGAGATGATGATGAGAAATATTTATTACAAATGACAGCATTATCCAGTTACAGTGGTACTAAACCTGTAAGAATTTGGAACCTTTTAACTGGTGTAGAGCAAAGTCTTACCAATTCTAATGGTGATACTTTGTTCACTTATATGCAACAAACAGGTACTACAAAACCTTATGCTATACAGACAATACAAGACTACACAGTTATCACTAATCCGCAACAAACGATTGGTACGACTGGGAACACTGATACTCCTCTCAACGGTGGGGACTACGCTTTTGCTAGGTTAGATACTATTGCTTACAACACTGAGTATGTTTTATACACAGGTAGTACAGCACCTGCTACACAGACATACTATAGAGCAACAGCTTTAAGTGTAACTAAAAATACTAACTCACCTAGTGGTAATAACGAGACTGGTAATACATGGGATGATACTGATAATGACAGTCCTTATGCAGGTTTAGCTCAGTTTTCATTTAGTGATGCTGCTTGTGTAGATCTAGAAGGTCATGTAACAGTCAATGCTGCAGCTTATGTAGATAAGCAGAGGTATAACTGGGAAGATGGTTCTACTGGTACTGTTGATAACGATGGTAATACAACTGGTACAACTTCAGGTTCTGGTGAAGATTTTATAGGTTACACACAGATTTATAAAACACGTTATACAGCACAAGTTACGTTAAAAGATGGGGGTCTTATTAAAGAAACCACTGAATCTGCAGCGTTAGCTAAATCACATACTATTACTATTGAAGGGGTTAGTTATACAGTTAATGTAGATGCTGTTGAAGAAGTTGAAACTTATGAAGGTGTGTCTGGTATAGCTTTTTACCGTACACCTAAGAACCCTGATAAGGGTAAATTAAGTATGGCAAATATACTTCAAAAGCTATTTACTGCAGTCAATGCTAACTTAACTAATGTAACTGCTGAAGTAATTGGTAGTGGTTTATACCTATATGGTAGTGCTGCTCCTACAGTAAACTTCCTCGGAGGTGCTGTGAATGAGCAGATGAATATAATAGGTAATACAGCTCAAGATGTAAGTAGATTACCCAGTCAATGTAAACACGGTTATATAGCACAGGTAGCTAATGATTCTGACACAGAGTCTGATAACTACTATGTAAAATTTCTAGCAGATAACGGTACACAAGGTAGTGGTAAATGGGAAGAATGTGCTAGACCACATAACTTTTCAACAAATAGTGACCCTATGGTTAAAGGGTTAGACCCTGCTAAAATGCCCCATGCTTTAGTTAATAACCGTAACGGTACATTTACTTTTAAAAAGTTAGATGAAACTACAGCTACTGCTGATAGCAATGATAACTACTGGAAGTATAGAGAAGTAGGTGACGATGAAACCAACCCATTTCCTAGTTTTAATGGTAAAAATATACAGAAAATATTTTTTCATAGAAATAGATTAGGACTTGTTGCAGATGAGCAGGTAGTTCTTAGCCGTCCTGGAGATTACTTTAATTTCTTTATTGTATCTGCTATCAGCACCAGTGATGATAATCCTGTTGATATTACAGTATCGGATATTAAACCTGCATTTGTTAATCATGTACTCCCTATACAAAAAGGAGTAATGATGTTCAGTGATAACGGACAGTTCTTGTTATTTACTGAGTCAGATATCTTTAGTCCTAAAACTGCACGACTAAAGAAAATAGCTAGTTATGAAGCAGACTCTTCCTTACAACCTAGGGATATGGGTACATCAGTTATGTTTACTTCTAATGTATCTGCATATACTAGAGCGTTTGAAGCAACAATATTAGACGATGATGTCCCACCTAAAATTTTAGAACAAACTAGAGTTGTACCAGAATTTATACCTAAAGATGTTGGTATTTCAGCTAACTCTACCGCATTAGGTATTGTCACTTTTGGTAAGAAAAATTCAACCGAACTTTATCATTATAAATATTTTGATTCTGGAGATAGGAGAGATCAATCTGCTTGGTATAGTTGGACTTTAACTGGTACTTTACAGTACATGGTGTACACTGCTGGTAGTTTCTATGTAGTAACTAAACATGGTAGTGATTATATATTATGCAGACATGAGTATGTAACAGATGCTTCAGCTACTAGAAGTTATACTGTTGGTGGTATAGAAGCGAATGTAGGTAAACCACTCTACACAGCTAGATGGTTTGAAGCTTGTTTAGATTGTATGGATGTACCAACCTCTATAACATACACAGCTCAAACTACAACAGCTCCTGAGAAAACTGTCTTAGCTTTAAACTACACACCTACTGCTGCTACTAATTTCTATGCAGTTGGTTTAGAAGGTGTTAACGCAGGTGCAGTTGTCAAAGCTGATTCTGTGACTACCAATAGTGCTACCTTTAATGGTATCAACATGACTGGATGGGAAGTCGTTGTAGGCTATGCTTATACTAGTACAGTTGAACTACCAGATTATCATTTAATGGTTGAAGCTAATAAATATGATACAAATGGTGTGTTAAGAATATCAGGTATCAATTTTGATTTAGGTGTATCTGGTCCTATGGAGTTCCATATAACAGCTAAAAATTCTTATACTGATAATGCTGGTGCAGTTACCAAAGAGTTTGATGACTACATTCAATATGAATCAGGTATGAAAACTGGTTTAGCTAACTTTGGTAAACCACCTTCAGAACTTAATAAGTCTGTTAGGGTACCTATACAAAAGAAGAATACTAAATATAACTTACAGATAAAAATACCAGATCCATTTTCTACTGCTTTAATCTCAGCCAGCTGGGACGGCAATTATAACCCAAGAAGACATGTACGAAGGTAAGTATATACAACCCTGCACTCCAGAGTTAGCTCTAAGTGTGGGGTTGAACTTACGCTATGAAGATAGACGTGAGGTAGAAGAGACAACAGGATACTGTGCTGAAGCAGTTTGTATCCAATCATATTTTAATTCCGCATATGGAAGTTGTGTTCATTTTAAGGTTCCCAACGGCAAGGCTGCTGGAGTGGCGGGTGTGACCCCACAGAATGTTATATGGATGCTTTGTACTGAGGCCAGCACAGAGTACCCACATAC